GTTCCAAGGAAGTCATGTCTATTTTGTAGATGTGATTTGTATTAAAGGGTATCACAAACCCTTTTTGAGTTATTATCGTTGTTTCTTGAGGTTACTATTGAGCGATCTTTTTGATTTTGAGAGGCTTCTCTGATAATTTGAATAAATATTTATCCTTAAGCTCTACGTCGAGCAATACTCCATGAGTATTCCCCCCTTTTTATTTATTTGTGTATTGTATATATGTATCTGTCGGGGAGATAGCATTATTTTGTAATGTATATCGACAATAAAGTAATATTAGATTACTTAGGGTACGGTTGGGCTTAACGAACCGTTATTTTCTGTTTTTTATATTATATATGTTTTATACGATCATTGTTTCGCATTTTTAAATCTGCTTAATCTTGTGTGTTTGACTAACACAAAGTTTTAAGTAAATGCGTTGTTTTGATTAGTACTTTTATTGATTTCTAGTGATAAACTTTCACCTATGATATTTAAAAGTAAAATTTTGTGTTTTATGTATTTAATTGGTCTCTTTTAGATAGTGCCAGATTCATGCTGGCTGATATTGGAGAGCAAATGGAGTTTAGTGTTAAAGTTGTTATACACAGTGTCCAGCCTCATTTTGAGGTTTCCCTTTTGAGGGCACGGCTACAGCAAAATGCCAAGGGGAGGCTAAAATATCCCCATAGGCTAAGGCCTTAAATCGGTGCTAGAGTTTCGACCTAGTCGGTTTTAAACAAACCCCCAATACTGAAGATTATGACATCAAGAAATAATCAACAAAACCCCCCCCCCCCTAAGACGTTTTTGCAAGTTAGAGAAGAACTTGACGGAAAGCTCTCCCGCAGAGAGTTACCCTTATGTCCACTGGACGAAATTTACGTGAGTGGTTCACGGAGAACCATAGATGAAGTTGGGGAGGAGTCGGGCAAGCTAGTCCCTTGCAGCGCTCCTAGCGATAAAGTATTAAATGATAGATTGAATAATATGATTAAAGATATTGAAGATGAACGTTTTGTTTTAAGGAAATATGTTCCAACTAGACGATGGAATGATGTTTCTGGGCGGTCACTGTTGAATATTGGAGAAGAGCCTTTGGTGGAAACACCAGGCTTTGTGGATAGGAAGCAATACATGCGTGGGAAGAAAATACACGATGGAGTAAAGAGAGAAGTTGGTAAGAGGGATTTGTTAAATAAGCAAAAGGATTTGATTGATTCTGTTACCCCATTGACGGAGCAACATCCAAATACGCTTGAGAATGTTTCTAGAGAATTGAATGATATTGATGCCATTATTGAACAAATGATGGAATCAGATGAGGATAAGAAGATTAGAAGTGTAAATATTTTGAAAAATATTGTAGCTAAGAGAACTACAGGGAAGACTACTTCTTCCCAGCCTCTTATTTATGTGCCTATTGAAGAAAAGAAGTTAAAATTAGATTTACCAAAATTGAAACGTCAGTTTGCTTCTAGTTCTTTATTGAATCCAGTTGACTTAAATGCAGCCAAGAAACGTAATATTGTACTTAACAGACGTGGTAGAGATACTGTTTCTAGTGAAATTAGAGCTGAGCGTGATAAGGAAGCGCGATTCCTTGAAAGAGGAATGGCAAAGCTTAAAGTTCAAGCTAGAGAGTTTCAAAGGAAGCTCAAGCATTCAGAACTACAGGCTAATTCTGTGTTAACAGGAGCTTACGCTGAGCGCTTTGCTGTTCTTCTTAAAATGGACGTTGAGACGTTGGTTTTAAGATTTGGACTGGCTCTGATCTCTATTTTAGATTCAAGATCATTTGCTGGCATTTTCGCCGCGATAGCGAAGTTCGCGCATGATTATAGTTTATTACAACGTGTTGCAGATTATGAAAATTTTATTAATTTTCTTAGTACTTCCTGGACTCAAGTTGAAGAGCAGAGTTCTTTTGAGGTGGCGAGCGAAATGTTTTTAAAGTTTAAAGCAAATCCAGCTTTGGGATTTATTCAAGGTAGTAAGTTATGGAATGCATCTGTAGAGTTGTTTGAAACTCTATGTTTAAATGCATCTTTATTACCTGTGGAAGTCGGTAAAGTTATATTACAACTTAAGACTTTTAAGGGAGAATCTTTTGCAGGATTTGACATTCTTAAGAAAGGTTGGTCTTTCTTACAGCTGTTGTTTGAGAAGGGTTGGGCCTTTTATGCTACAGGAGATTGGAAAGTGCTTTTTGAAGCCAAGGATAATCTTGTTGGATTACATGAAGATATTTCAAATCTAGAACTTGCTTTTAGAGGTTTGGTAGCATCTAAGTGTGGAGTTAATGGTTTAGAAGATATGTCGAAGAGAGTGGAAAGTGTGCATGAACGTGTTAAAGCGTTGGTATACATTTCTGCTAGCAATCCACATCCCGTTATACTTAGAGATTATGATCGTGTTAAAATTTTGCGCAATCAGATTGCTGTTCAGCGATCCATTTCTAAGAGGAGTTATACTCCTTTTGCTATGTTGTTCCACGGTTCAACAACCGTTGGAAAAACAGCTTTAAATACTTTAACCCATGCCATATTAGGTAGCATTTTAGGTTACTCTATTGGAGATGAATGGATGTTTACTTTTCGTAATGGTAGAAATTTTGATGATGGATTGGGTTCTTACCATTGGCATGCCTTTATGGATGAAATGGCAGCGACAATTCCTGATGGTCTCAAGACTGAAGAGTTAGAACGAGTTTTGAATCTTATTAATCCGGTTAGATATATGTCGCATCAAGCAGCATTGGAAAATAAAGGTGTTGTTACTGCAAATTTTATGTTTGTGAGTGGCACTACTAACAATAAAGGTTTAAATGTTGATAAGCTTATGGTGAATAAAGAAGCTGTTCTTAAGAGAATGTTAGCTGTAGAAGTAATTCCTTTACCAGAATTTGCTACAGATAATAGACTTGACCCAGCAAAGATACAAGTGGCTGCAGACAAAGCAAAAAATGAAGGAAAGAGAATTCCAACTTGGTTTTGGTATCTCAGAGTTGAGAAATATGGTCGTTTTAAGAATGGTTTGTTAGGATATACACATGTTGCAACGTTTACTGATGAAGTAACGTATACAACGTGGCTTAAAGAACAAGTTACTAAGCATTTTCTATTTGAGGAAGCTGCACTTATTACCCAAAAATCTGTTTTGGGTGAGCCAAGGTGCTCTAAATGTGCGTGTGTCGTTGTAGACCATGTTGATGGTATTTGTCCGATTCCTGTGTCTATAGTGGAGAGGAGTTATCCTATTATTAAAACTAATTTTGAGCAACAGTCTTTTAATGAAACAGTATACTCAGATAAAGTTATAACATTAGGTATAATGAATATTTTGGGACAATTGTTTGTTATACCTTTTATTATACGTTATAGTTTAGTATTTATAGATATGATTGCTAATTGGTTATGTAAGCAAGCTATTAGAAAGGAACGTGTGGATTTATTACACGCTTTTTTGTTACTAGTTATTTTATTTTTAGTTGTAGTGAATTTTTCTTTAGTTATTAGTCAAACTTTTATTGTCGTTACGTATATGAATAATTGGCAAGTAATTGGTGGAAGTTTGTATTTTATTTTTTATAGTTGGCCCCATATTGAATATTTGCGTAATAGATTATCTTGGAGGAGACTTGTTCGGTTTGAGAGGCAAGCTAATGTTGAATATATTTATACTAGTTTAGTTCTATTGTTTGTCTGGCTAATTATTAAATTGAGTAAAGATTTAATTAAAATTATTACTGAAAGTGGTAAAATTTTAATTGATCGAGTTTATTTGCGGTTGGCGACTTTGTATTCAACCTTTATTTTTGATTTAGAAACTAGGGTGAAGGGTGTAGTTGCAAGTGGTGAAATTGAAAAGATAGTTGCTAAAACTATGCAAGATTTTGATGCACAACAACTTACTAAGAGTCTTATGAAAGGAGCTTTGGAAGGAGTGTGTGAAGTAACAATTGAACAAACTAGATCATCTAGAGATTTTGCTAAAAGTGTTGTGCAAGATGGATTAAATTCATTGTCCAGATTACCAATTGAGGTTGTGCACGCGTTGGAGCAAAATAAGAAAAAAGTTATTTTTGCAGTTTCTGTTTTTGGAATAGGTGTGGGGGTTTCTTCTGCATTTACTAGAAAGTTTGAGGAACAGAAGGAAGTGGTACCCAAGCCCGATAATCCTCCTTTTGTTCAAGTGTATAGAGAAACTCCCAGAGTACAAATGCCTGCGGATGCACCTCATAAAGGTACTACGCAAGAGGATTTATTGACTTTGTTGGGAAAAGCTTTATATAAGATTAAAGTTAGAACCCCCCATCAGGTGAGTAGCGGTCATGCTATTCTTATTGGTGGAAAACGGGGTATATGTCCTAAACATTTTGCTCCTGATTGTACTGTCGTTGAAATTGCTTTCACGTATGGCTTGAGAGGATGTGGTCTCGTAACTGATCAATTTTATCAAGCTACGTGTGTTCAATCTAAGACTTCCGATTTAATGATGTTTGAGATTGCTGGACTTGCTCCAGCAACTCCTATTGTTAAACATTTTAAAGATCTACCAGTAAATTCTAGAGATTTTGCTTATGCGTCTGGTATATATTTGTACTATCATGAGTTGTCCTTAGCATCTATTACTGATTATTTTACTTTAAACTCAGAAGTTTTGGCCCCTGAAGGATGTGTTGGTGGAGTTGAAGGTGTTAAAGCTGTTAAAAGTGACGGAGGACCATGCCCAGGTTTTAAGGGTATGTGTGGGGCGCCCTGTCTTGCGTCCAAACAAGGTGTAGATGGAGCTGGAGGGTATTATGTTTATGGATTTCATACTCAGAAAGCACAGGATCCCATTAGTTTGATACCTCCTAGGTATGGTCCCCCATACTGTTATTCACCTAGAATCTTGCGACAAGATTTAGTTGATTTAGGAGTGGCACTTGATAATATCACTCCGGGTTTTTCATCAGGAGTAGTAGTGTCATAGGAACTTCCGATGGTCAACGGCTTTGGCTTGACACATCATAAGGTGGGACCATTGCATGTTAAGAGTTGTATAAATTTTATTGAAGGTGGTAGACTTGCTGTAATTAATAGTGGAATTGATGTTGTGGGAACTGTTGATTATACTCGTGGTGATCTTATTAGTAGAGTTAAAGAAACAAAAATTTGTGGAAAAGTATGTGAAAATGTTTTTAGTGCACCTGTGCTTAAAAGAGGTTATTACAATGGTGTTTGGTTGGATCCAAATGCTAAAGCATTGTTAGATAGGATGGATCGCTCAACGCTCTTTTCTGAGCAAGAGCTTTTAAAACCAATTGAGGATTTCTTGGATAGAGTTCCTGAAGATTTATCTTCACTGGGTGTTTTGACTGATCAGTGTGCTGTAAATGGTGTTGCCGGATGTAGATTCATTGATGGAATGAAAATGAGTACAAGTGTGGGTTTACCTTTTGAGGGACCCAAAAACAAGTTTTTCTTTGGTTCACCGGGTAATTTAGAACCTGGACCAGAGATTAGTTTTATGATTGAACAAATGTTAGGTAAATACAAGCGTGGTGAGAGTTGCGGAGTTATCTTTAAAGCTTCTCTTAAGGATGAAGTAGTTTCTAAAAAGAAATTTGAGACTGGTAAAACTAGGGAGTTCACTGTAGCTCCTGCAGCTTTTATTTATCTGCAGAAGAAGTATTTTGGTACTTTGGTTAAATTGTTTCAAACCCACGGTTTTAATTTTGAAAATTCTATTGGTATTGATACCAAATCGATTGAGTGGGCTATGTTGCGAGATTATTTAACAGAAGGTGGAGAAATTGAAGACCTTATGGCGGGCGATTATAAGACCTTTGATAAGAAATTGTGTGCTGTCGTTATGATGGCAGCCTTTGAAGTGTTGATTCAGATTGCAAAGAAATCTAGAATGTACGATGGAGAAGAAATTCTTATTATGAGGGGTATTGCTCATGACACGTGTTATAGTTATGTCAGTGTCGGTGGAGATATTACTCAAGTTAATGGGTGTGGTCCTTCTGGCCATGCCTTAACTGTTGTTATTAATAGTATTTGTAATAGTTTGATGCTCCGATGTGCTTTCTTTAATGTGTATCCTCTTAAGCGATTTAGAGATCATGTTAAATTATCGACATACGGAGACGATAATATTGCAGGTATTAAAGGTGTTCCTTTATTTAATAATTTTACTGTTAGTGAATATTTATTGAGTAAAGGAGTATATCTTGTTCCAGCAGACAAAAATAATCCTGCTTTTGTTTCACCTTATATAGCTCTTCACGAGTGCACGTTTTTAAAACGTGTTTTTGAGGAGAGGGAAGGTGTGGTTTATTGTCCAATAGAGATGGCAACTATTGAAAAACTGTTGTCAATGTATGTGGATGAAGGAACTTTATCTCATGAGGAACACACTCTCCGTGTTGCTAATGAGGCTCTTGACGAGCTTGTTCAATATGGTAGATGTATTTTTGATGATTATAAAGTTAGAATAGATAACGCTTTAAGTAGTGTTGGATTATTAGCCGATACTCCTTCTTTTGATTTTCGTTGGAATAGTTTGAAATCCAAGTATAATCTTAAGTTAGAAGAGTAGGCTAATTTAGAGTTGGACTCTCGTTAAAAAGTCCCTTCCTGGCTTATTTCTTTCTGCGACGCGGTATTAAAGAAAGTGGAAGTCCTACGCTATCACTGAGTTATGTATGTTTAAACATTTATGGTTAAACCGCTATGTGATCTCTTAGAAGATAGAATGGAGGGTGTGCTAGATGAGTAAGTTTGTAGGCTAGCAGTTTTTGGAACTTTTGTAGAAAGTGTTCCGACAGATAGATGATAATCTGTATAATCAAATTCATCCCATGTGTTTAGATCTTGTTATTAAGAGCAAAATGGTTGGTTGGTATACCAATTTTGCGCAATGCTTACGCATGTAGAGTGCTAATTAGTAGGTTCACTACCTTCAAAATACTTACTCGGGACATAAAATGATGCAACTTATGTACCTTAAATAAATAATGTATTACTGATACTAATTTACTTATTACAGCTTCCGATAGTGCTATAACTACCGGCTCCGTTACGAAGTTTGAGGAGACCACTCCAAACATCCCTGTGGACGTACCCTTATCTAGTCCTATGCCTTCTTCTGCTCCTGTGGCAGATGAAGGTATAGCTGAATTTTTAAGGCGTGATGTTCTCTTGTATTCTGCTCTATGGAGTACTTCTTTTACAACAACACATTTTGATCCATGGGCTATTATGTTAAATAATACAGCTATACGAGCTAAATTGGCAACTTTTGCTGGTTTTCAAGCGGATATAGTTATGAAATTAGATATTAATGGCACTCCTTCTCATTATGGAAGATTGTTGGTGGCTTATGAGCCTTTTCTTCCAAAAACGGGAGGTTTTGCCCTTGGTACTGCTATTGATATAGGACCTTGTGTCCAGCTCCCTCATTGTGAACTGGACCCTACAACTTCTGATACTCAATATATGAGATTACCATATATTAATAATTCTGATTGGATTGATTTAACTACAGCTCTTGGTGCACAGTTGGGCGTTGTTTGGATAAGAGAGTTAAATGCTCTTGAGATGATGTCTGCTGCAACTCCTACAGATGTTAGAGTGAGAATTTTTGGCCATTTTGAGAATGTTCGATTATTTGGTGCTACTGAAGCTACTATGCCAACATTTACTGCACAAGGTAAATCGGAATATAGTACTGCTGGGCTTGTTTCTAAGCCTCTTACTGCTGTTTCTAATTTAGCTGGAGCTTTGGTTAATGTACCATTTATTGGAGGAATGGCCCGAGCTACTCAAATTGGAGCTGGAGTAGGGTCTAAACTTGCCGAGTTTTTTGGGTATAGTAAACCCACAAATTTGGAAACAACTCAAAGAATGAGAGCTACTGTACTTGAGCCGTATGCTCCTTTAATTGGTTATGACTATAGTGCAAAACTATCGGCTGATCCAAAAAAGGAGCTTGCAATTTCCTCCGATGCAGTAGGACTAGCCTCGGCTCCAGACGATCTAGCTTATTCAACTTTGACTAAACGGTGGGGCTATGTTGGTTCATATGCTTGGGATACTACGGCTACTCCAACGACTACCATTTTCCAAATGGGATTATCTCCAACCTATTCTCCTGCTTCAGTTGTTTTTGTTACAGATCTTTCAAACCAGATTACTCCTTTGTGTCTGGCTTCTATGTGCAATACATTTTGGAGTGGATCTCTAGAAATTAGAATTGATATAGTAGCTAGTGCTTTTCATAAAGGAAGATTGCGTATGGTTTATGATCCTCAAGGGGCACCAGCAGCTCCTACCGTAACAAACGTTTTGGTTTCGGATGTTGTGGATATATCTGTAACTCGTAGTGTGTGTTACACTATACCTTGGAATCAAGCTTGTGCATGGGCGCGCACTGGACCTTCTGGTGGATGGGAACAGACTGATCTAACTTTTTCAACACATTCGGATGGGTATACTAATGGTGCTATTCGACTCTTTCCTGATAATGAGTTGAGTTCAACATTGAGTACTCAAGGTGCTTATGTAAATGTTTATATTAGAGGTGGAGATGATATACAATTCGCTCACCCTACTACTTATCCTATGGGATTATTAACGCCTCAATCTGGAGGCGAGCCTTTATGTGTTACATTGGGTACTTCTTCGTATCCTTCTAATACAAAAAGGCTTGAGTACATGGGTGAAGATAATCAATCTTTGCGTTCTCTGATGAAGCGGCCTTCTAGGTGGCGTCAAGTTGGTATAACATCAACGTATTTAGTGGCGGGTTTGAGAAGTATGACATTACCCCAAATTCCTACTTTGATGAATGATCTTACATCTTTGACATTAACTGATTTTGACAATAGTGGTACTCCCGTGGCCTATGAGTGGGTTCGTAATGTTCCTACTGCCTTCTTTGCTACGTGTTTTTTAGGCTATCGTGGAAATCAGAGGTGGAAATTGATTTTCGATAATCCTGATCAGATAGGTCATGTAGATGGATGGTTTAATATGATGAACCGTACTGGTGTTGCTGATGGATATTTTAAAAATTCACAAGATGACACAGCGGTAGGTGGATCATTTGCTGCTTTTAACACGACTTCTGGCATAGCAGCAGAATTGCTCTATACTAGTGGTGATAGAAGATTGGAAAATGGGTATGCTAGATTTTTCCCAGCTTTAGGTGATTCGGCTGAGATAGAAGTACCTGATTATAATACAGTGCGTTTCCACGTTGGTACGCGTCCTTACGTGACGTATCCTCGTATGGATTCGCCTGCAGCTGGTGCATTTGCTTTTAAAACAAATACAACTATTGCTGGAGGTGTTATTCTTGGTAAGGCTACACTCATGCACTCTGCAGGAGAGGACTTCACTTTTTTCTTTTTCAAATATGTGAGGTGTATGAAGCCTTTCTCAACTGGCATGGACGCTAGTACAACGCGTTATACTCCTTCTTAGTTGGAGTTCGGTAGTGGGGTTTTGACAACCCACCAAAATGTCTTAGGTTAAATTGCCTATCTTCAACAATTAAGTATTGTTTACTTAAGATTAAACACGTTATTATACGACACATAACAATATCTTTCTGATATGTGAACTTGTTTCACTAAAAGGGAAAGGGTGCGGACGAGGCACCCGATTTCTCGTCAGTTTTGATATGAAAAACAAACTTTCAGCGATATATGCGGACACGAAACTGGCTCTTACGAGCCGATAGTGGTGTGGAAATTTTGAGCGTAAGCTTAATTCCGGGATTATTGGGACCCGGCCCTCTGTTGTGAAACAGGATCTGTGCCTGAAAATTTATTAGTGCTTGATGCATAGTTGAGTTTGTTGATCGAGTAGTTTTTATTCCTTAGTGAGTACCTTTACTACATAAATTATTTTGGATTTGTGCAACATATCCCCCTGCGAGGGTGTGGTGGAGTGCATGTGACAATATAGTTGTGTGGATATTTGTATGGTTTTGAACCCTAAACTTTATATTACAATTTGTATGACATACCCTCCTGCAAAGGAATGGTGGAGCATGTATGCGTATTATGAAGTTTGGATTAGTCTGAACCAACTAGGGATGAATTTTACCTTCTCGTCATCTTCAAAA